GCTGAATCTTATGATGAGGAGTTAATTCCAATTAATAATGAAATTGGTGAATTAGAATCATTAATAACACAATATGAACAAAGTCTTGAGGGTCAAATAGACCCTGAATTGAGATATCACATTAAAGATAAACTCGATACTCATTATGGGAAATTGTCTCATTTGAAAGCTTTACGTAATCGTGAAGTTGAATTAATTAAAATAGCTATGTTAGACGATCTCGTTAATAAAAAAGCTATTTTAGCTAAACGAGAGATTGACGCTAAATGTGCTGCTAAGGCACAATTAGAAAAGGAAGATAAAGAAATAGATGAACTTTTGAAAAATATTGAGTATAAACAAAATGCTCTTTCTTGGAAAGAGAGTACTTCTAATGTTCTTTTAAGAGCTTGGTCTCATGTTCCTTTTTTAGCTGCTTTATTAAATTTCATTTATGCTTATGCTCCTGAATTTGTTAGTCAATTGTTAGCTAATTTAGCTAAACATGTAGTTAAAACATCTACTAAAGATGCTTTATATTGGAAAACATTAGGAGATAAAGTTTATCATCGTATTGGTGGTAATAAAACTTTAGCCCTTATTTCTGGTGCTATAGTTACTTTATTAGGAGCTTATGGTGTAACAAAAATGGTTACATCTCGTCAAAAGAAACCACAAGGTCGCGATAATGGTCGCCCAGATGGTGTACAAGATGAGAAAAGTAATGTTTGGACAAATAAAGCTTTCCAATTAACACCTTTTGATGTACCAATGCAATCTGTTGGCTATAAATCTTTTGTAGGTACTTTTGAAAATAAAGTAGCTAGTAATATGTATAAGTTTACTTGTACTTATGAAAAAGAAGGGAAAATGGTAGTACGTCCTGGTACTATGATGCGTGTACGTGGTCAGGTTTTTATGTGTAATAATCACACATTACCTGAAATTCAATCTCTTGAATTAGTCATGACACGAACTCATCGTAATCAGGGTGTTAATACTAATATTCAGGTTTTGTTAAATGCTTCTCAGATATTGAGATATCCAGATAATGATATGGCCTTTTTTGTTATTAAAGGTTTACCACCTGGTAATGATTTGACACCTTATTTTTTAGAACAATCTATTGGTGGTTCTCATACAGGTAATTATATTATTCGTAATGAAACGGGTGATATAACTAAATCTGTTATTGAAAATGTTAAATATACTGATAAACCTTTACATGAGTGGTTAAAACCACAACAAGGTACTTTTGTCGGTAAGAGTCAAATTTTAACTAAGAATGGCGATTGTGGATCACCTTTAATTGTTAATACTGGCTATGGTCCAGCAATTTTTGGTGTTCATTGTTTAGGTAGTGCAACTAAGGTTGTTGCTGCTACTTTTGTACCTAGAGCTTTAGTTTTAGCTGCTTGTACTTCGTTAGATTCAGTCTTTGTTGTTCCTGGTGAACCAAAACTGAATGCTGAAGGTATTGAACGTTCATTAGGTGAAGTTCATTATAAATCTCCTTTTATGTTTATAGAAGAAGGTTTTGCTGAAGTACATGGTAGTTTTCAAGGTTTTAGAGCACGTAGAAAAAGTGCTGTTACTAAATCTTTAATTTGTGAGCAATTACAAAAAGATGGTTTTGTATTGAAGTATACTGCCCCTAAATTGAGTGGGTGGGAACCTTGGTATTTAGCTGCTAAAGATTTAGTTTTACCTATTAATGCTTTGCAACCAGCAATTTTTGCCGAATGTGTGAAATCTTTAAGTAAACACTTTATAGATAATATACCATCTTCTGATTTATCTCAGGTTATGGTTTATGATCTTAAAACTGCTGTTAATGGTTATCCTGGTACTAAGTATGTTGATTCTATTAACAGAAGTAGTAGTGCAGGAGCTCCTTTCTCTAAAAGTAAAAAGTATTATTTCCATTCATGTGATGGAGAAGATATTTGGCAAGATGCTATAATGCCTAATGAAGAAATTCAAGATAG